TAAAGAACAATGACTGTTAAAATCTATGAGTCACCTGATGGTGGCAAAACCGTTTATGAACGTGAGTCGGGTAGTGATGCACCAAGGCGTCAGATCTATCCTGATATTATGAATGAGGTGCAGGCAACGTCACCATATAATGATGGATGGACCCAACAAATGTATAGAGAGCAGTGGCCTCCATATGTTCCTGAGGGGTTTAAGGATAAATATGATAGTTATCAAGATGTTCTTGCAGATGGGTGGGAGTTTACTGGTGATGGATTCTCGATTAAATGCAGTTGATAAATAAGTAAATAAAGGAAGTATATTTGTAAGATGGCAGCTCAACTAACCGCCACTGGGGTTACTTTTAGTGATGGTACATCATTATCTTCTAAGTATTCCGTTTTAGCTCAAAATACTGTTGGTGTATTTTATCAGGCATCGGCACCTACTGGATGGGCGCAAGTTACTGCTCATAATAATAAAGCATTGCGTCTAGTTAATGGAGCAGGTGGAGGATTTGGATATGGTAATACTTCTGGATCGGGTGGCAGTAACTTTACCACGGTATTTCCATCATCGCTGTCAAGTCTTGCGGTTAGTTTTACTGCAACAGCTCCTGTAAGTGGTACTGTTGGTGGACATACCTTAACAACAGCTCAGATTCCTGATCACACTCATAACTCTAACGTTGGTGGAACTGCATCGGCATCTTCTGGTAGTAGTAGTTTTAGAACACCAGGATCGGCAAATACTGGTGGAGTAAACTCTCCAGGTGGTATTGGTCAATCCCATGATCACCCATTCTCTGGTACAGTTAGTCTTTCTGCTACTGGATCTGGTAATATTGATCTAAGGATTCAGTATATTGACGTAATCATTTGCTCATTCTCGTAATATGGCACGATTAACAAGCAATGGGATCCTATTTGATCTAATAGATACAAATAATAAGATAGATTCTTATTATTGGATGTACCCTTCTGGAACTAGGAAGTTATTCTTCCAAGCATCAGCACCACCAGGATGGACACAAGATACCTCTATGGGTGGTAATAAGGCGTTAAGAGTTGTTTCTGGTACTGGTACAGGGTCTGGTGGAGTGACTCCATTTACAACTGTTCTTAATTCAACTGCTGGTAACATTGGTTATAGTATTAATACAACTATGCCAGTACAAGTAACTTCAGGAGCAGGTACTTTTATTGGTAATCATACATTATCATTATCAGAATTGCCAGACCACACTCACCCATCTAATGTTGGTCCTACTGGAGGATCTAATGCAACTCCTTTCAGTAATGCTGGTGTTCGTACTATTAATGGATCGAATGCAACTGGAACAATGATACCAGCTGGTGGTGGTGGATCCCACGGGCACCCTTTTAGTGGTAGTTCAACAATTAATCAATCATTCACTAATACTGTCGATCTTGCGGTAAACTATGTTGATGTTATAATTTGTTCATTAAACTAAATACGTATACTTAATTAATTAAGTGATTATTATGGCTCAGATTAAACCTGGAAATTTTTGCCCATTAATTGGTAAAGACTGTATTGGATTAGAGTGTTCTTGGTACACCCAGATTAGAGGTCAAAATCCAAATACTGGGGAACCTGTAGATGAATGGGGGTGTGCCGTTACCTGGATGCCTATGCTACTTATTGAAAATTCTCAACAGCAACGTTCAACAAGTTCTGGTGTTGAGTCATTTAGGAATGAGATGGTTAAGGCAAACTCAACTAATATAGACGTATTATCTGCAGCAGCACAAATGTTGCAGGAATCAAGAATACAAAAAGTAATTCCCGCAGATATAAAGGAGGTAGAGGAATGAAGAAGTTTACCTTAATTGAGGCAGATAAGTATATCAGTGTTGATGGTGTTGGTATCTTCTTTACTGAAGAAAATTGGCCATTTGCTGATATTGAACATCTTTGGGCAATTCAGTGGAAAGATGATGGTACTGAAGATGGCACTGGTGAAGTAGAGTACGACTCACCTGTTCCCAACACTCCTGCTACTCGTGAATTGATTACTCGTTATGTTAATCACTTCAATGATGAAAAGCAATCTCAGGAAGATGCTAAACGTAAAGAAGAAGAGGAGAATCTAAAACAATCATTGTCTTGGCAAGAGGCAATGGCAGAATTAGAAGGTCAGATGGAGGAGATGCAGCAGAGGCATGATAAGAGTCTCCGCAACATTGTGGATGATCATGATTCTCAATTGAAAAAGATGACTTCTTCTCATGATGATCAATTACATAAAATGGGTAGTCTTCAAGAGAAGATTGCATATGATGCTTCTGAAGAGATTCATAAAACTCACGAACGTATTCAAGAAGCACATGAGAATTTTTTCTATGGTGAGGAGAGAATTCAAAATAATGTTAGTGAGAGTGAGACTAAGTTCCAATTTGAAGCTGGATATGAAAATCTAACAGTGTTTGATGGTAACGTCGATCAATCTCTGTTTGATGATTCTGTAGATGATTCTTATTTTAATGTTGAAGAGGCAGATATCGTAACACCTGAGGATATTAAAACAGAAGATCTGATTGATGCTAGCACTGATGCTGAAGAGCAGGAAGAAGATGATACTCCAACATTGAGTGAATTTGAGGATATTGACCTCAATGTACTTGACAGTGAGTTCAGTCTTGAGTTATTATTTGAGGAAGACAGCTCTGAACAAGTCGTCTCTGAGATTGAAAAACTTATCTCGGAAGATGAATCTGAAGTCCCTGACGCTGAAATCCCCGACAATTCTGATGATGAACCAACAACTGATTGATAAAAATTATATCATTGTACCCAATTTCGTATCATTAGAGAGAGCAAAAGAGTTAGCAGTAGAATTTAAGCATCATTGTGAGGAATATGAGTGTCTTGAAGATCCTCAAGTATCGGATTGTTCTGCAAAATTTGATTTCCCACCATTTATTGAGTTATTAGTTGAGAAGAATCAGACAGTATGTCAGTTGGTTGGTGAGCGTGTCTTACCAACTTATTCTTATGCGAGGAATTATCGGAAGGGTAATGTACTTCCAGGTCATGTAGATAAACCGCAGTGTGAGATCTCTCTTACAGTTAATCTTGAATGTGATGAAGTTTGGGAGATTTGGATTAAAGATCCAAAGGGCAAAACACATAAGGTATCACTAGAACCTGGTGATGCTATGTTGTATCTTGGTATGGAAGGTCAGCATGGTAGAGATCCATTTAATGGAGAGTCATGTACTCAGGTATTCTTACATTATGTGAGGACTAAGGGACCATGTTTCAAGTATTACTTTGATAAGGATCATCGATATAGTACCGATATTATTAAATCTAAACCTTTGAATGTGGTAAATGTATCTGGTGATAATAAGTTATCTAATTACATTAAAGTGTATGACAATATCTTTACTCCAGAAGATTGTGCAATGATTCTTGATGAGTACAGAGACTGTGAGCATTGGGCACCAGCTACTGTGAGTGCTAGTAGCACTGAGAACTTAAATGTACGTAATTGTGACGTTATAAACGTGTCTACGCCACAGATCATCAACAAAAACATGCATCAACGCAAAAAGATTGATGATATCATCTTTAAGCGAGCAGATATGGCAGCACAAAGATATATTACAGACTTCCCTGCTTGTTTCCTTAAGTCTGATAGTGGATATGATCTACTTAGATATAAAACAGGTGGATTTTATAGGCAACATACAGATAGTTTTAAAGAGCAACCAAGAACAGTTGCTATGTCTATCAATTTGAATGATGATTACGTGGGTGGGAACATGGCGTTCTTTGATCAGGAGGTACAGATCAGAGGGGGTGCTGGTAGTGTAATATTGTTCCCTGCTAATTTTATGTATCCCCATGAAATTATGGACGTTACTGAAGGAACTAGGTATTCTATTGTAACTTGGTTTATTTAATGCTATAATTGTAAAAAGGTATTATTTTAATGGCACTATCAAATTCTGTTGTAAATTCTCTCAATGATGCAGAGGCAAGTCTTCGTAATGCTCTAGCATTTGCTGCTAGAGGTGAACGACCTACTGTGTGCAAAACAATTTCTGATTTGATCTGTAATATTGAACAGATGAAGTCTATTGATGAGATTTTTGATAAATTGGAAGGGCGCAAAGAGGGTGACTCAGGCAGGTGGGGACCACTGAATGATATTGGGGAGTGATTCTTTAAACACTTGGCAGATCACCTAGATACTGTTATAATACCAACACATTACGAGAGGTGTCTGTGATCAATCTCCACCAAAAGTTTAATCATTACCTGAATACTCAAAGAAAGTTGGATCTTCTTGATATTAATGAGAGAATTATTAGTTATGGTTGGAGTGATGACGGTTCTAATCTTACTGGGTATTACGTTCAGACTGAGAACTATCGATTGCATTTTGATCTTAAGGAGAATTTTAAGTTTAAAGAGGACTGGACAGTAGCATAGATACTATATTACGGCATATAATCATGGAATGGACCGAGGATAAAAGAAAAGTTTTAAGCAGGGTGGGGTTGTTATGCCTCGCCCTTACTAATGACTATAGAAAAGAGAACTATTGGCGGATTGATAGGATAGAAGCGACTGAAGGAGTTACTCTTGAGACAAAGTTTAAGCGTAGAGAACTTGAAAATAACTTAGAGATTGGTTTGTTTGTCATTGATTGTGAGAAGCGGAATAAAAAATACTTTAAAGTCTCTATGATCAATGATGATATTGAACTTACCACTCATGCCTTTGTTGATTTTACTACATCTACAGTACATAGAGTAAAGGGCAAGACAGCAGATAAAAATGTATACTGGGACCTTGATGAATGCATAAGAATATGTGATTGGAGAGGTTATTATTTGAATAAAGATCCCAAATAGGAGAACATTATGGGCATGTTTGATAGCATTAGAAATAATTATAATATTGGACCTGGATTTAATAATAGAATCCTTCAAACTAAAAATATTTGTGCAACGCCAATGATGCGTAATTTTTGGATAGATCCAGCAGGTCAATTATGGGAGATTGATTGTGATGGAACCCATGATTTTTGTGAAGATGCTAATGACACACTTGGATTTAGATGGATTAGGAATGGCAACCATGGTAGATGTTCTCCTGTCTACTTAAGTTCTTCTGTCACAGTATATCCTGAGAAGTGGGATTGTAAGTATGCTCCATTCCCTGAATGTAAACTATTATTTCGTGATGGCATCTTAGAAGTGGTAACAAATATTGTGAAGTCTTAAGTTATGTCTCAAGTTAACAAATGTTAGTAAATTAACACAAACTATACTATATAATATACGTAGACGAGAAGAGGTCTATTATGTAATGAAATTATCATACATTATGTAAACATAACCTTGATGGGTATTACCATGCATAACTTAATTCCTTTTAATCAACTAGCAGAATGGAGAACGTTTGAGCAGAAAGTTGATCAATGTACTGCAATGGAGGGAGCAATTAACGATTATTACGAGTGTCTAATAGAATGCGACGATGCACAGGCAGCATGTAAACGTATTTGTAGACGAATCTTATCAGATAGAAGTTTGGAGAGTAAATTAATATGAGAAGACCGCAAATTTAAATTTTACCCCCCCTTGACATGAGTGTCATGGGGGTCTTATAATATGAGGACACCTGGTGGGAAGACATGCAACCTTGGGATCGTATTGAACACAATCTTAAAGAGATTGAGAAGAAGATTGATCAGATTCGTCAAGATGTGAACTCTTGGAAACCTCAAGAATGGGAATCATACTACGAAAATGATCCATTTGCTGGAAATAAGACTATAAAATTAAATACTAGAAACGATGTAAATTTAGATCAATAAGAATATGAATCCAGATGAGATAAAACTGAATGCAACCACTAATTTGTTTGCATATGAGAAGATCTCTCGTGAAATTGAGACCTGTAATGACCCCAAGGTTCTTAAAAATATGCTTAGATCTTACGTTAAATTATATTTAAAGCAAACAGAGACGATTAGATCTATAGCGAATATGCAAGTTGACGACAAGACTTGATTATTGTGATACATATGGTAGAATGGAACTGTTTGAGGGTGACACAACTATGCCAGAATTGAGTAAGTATCAATTAAAGCTTATTATTGGTGCGTTGGAGAATCGTCGCATTAAAGAGGTTTGTAATAGTAAATGGTATAATGATTATACTGATATTATTGTTGCTCTCAAGAACTATGATCTTAGTATTACAGAAGCATCTGAAGACGATTGGAATGATTTTTGGTCATCTAATGGACTAGAACAAACCTCTAACAGCATGTATTGAATAGGTAATTATGAAAGTTGGAATTATCGGACTTGGACGGATGGGCGAAGGCATGTCCCGTCGTCTTATTGCAGCAGGACATGAAGTGCATGGTTATCGCAACAACTATGCAAAATCCGAAGAACAATATGAAGCGGGTTATATCAATGGATGTACCACTTCTGTGGAAACTCTTGTTCAAGTAGTAAAACAAAAAGAATGTATCTACGGAGAGAAGTCTGGAGAAACAATCTATACAGAACAACCAGGCATCTTTATGATGGTTGTCCCAGCAGAATCAGTAGAGGATACGTTAAATGAGTTACTACAATTTTGTGGTGAAGGAGATATTATTATTGATCATGGCAATAGCAATTTTAAGGACAGTAGGAGACGGGCAGAGTATTGTTCAAAGTTGGGTGTCGCGTATCTTGACTGTGGTACTAGCGGTGGTGTTTACGGTTTGGAGCGTGGATACTGTCTTATGGTTGGTGGTTCAGATTATGCAGTATCCATCTGCCGTTCTCTCTTCGATGCACTTGCTCCAGGAATCAGTGCTGCCCCACGCACAGGGGATGGTTCCTATGTAATGTATCCTGAAGAATTTGGTTGGATGCATTGTGGTGATCCTGGAGCAGGACATTTTGTGAAGATGGTTCACAATGGCATAGAATACGGTATAATGCAAGCATATGCAGAGGGATTCAACATTATCCATGAAGCAAATGCAGGTTCTAAGTATGTCAAAGCAGGAGATGCCGAGGTCGCCCCAATGGACAACCCTGCCGATTATCAGTACGACATTGACGTTGCTAAGGTTGCTGAGTGTTGGCGTCGTGGGAGCGTTGTTGGTTCTTGGTTACTTGACCTTACCGCTGATGTATTACGCAGTGATAAAGAGCTTAGCAAGTTCGATGGGGGAGTATCAGACTCTGGCGAAGGGCGTTGGACTGTTCACGCTGCTGTGGATCTTGGCGTTCCCGCTCCTGTCATCAGCAGTGCGTTGTTTGCACGTTTTGAGTCGCGCCGTCTGGGTGCTTTCACTGCCAAAGTTTTGAATGGTATGAGAGCAATGTTCGGAGGTCATGATGTTCGATAGTCCAGAAGCACCTATAGATGGTGAAGTTGACAAATGGGGGTTTACCATTAAACCATCTATTAGCGATACCGAACTAATTCTCAGGTGTCTACGGAATGCTCCTTGTGGATCTGACAAGAAACAAGTTGAACGATTGATTAAACAGTACAATGACTTATGACCTATGAATCTTCTGATGAACAACTTATGAAATCTTATTCTGACCAACGCAAAGAGCGTCTTGATTCCGCTGTCTTTGATTATCTCTCTGAGGAGGGTACCGATGCACAGGAAGCATATGATGATATGATTGATATTATCAAGAGGGATGCTGCATATTTTAAACGGTATTACGAGAAGTGTAGGGATCTCCTTTGGAAGATGGGATACTATGGTTCTGTTGATGAAGAAATTAGCGTGAAGGATAGCATCAAATCTGTTGTTGCTGAACATTATATCTCTAACGATGATGATGGAACTATTAAGATAGATAAGTTCCGAGACCCGAACCACCCAGAACGCTTCTGATCTGCTATGATATGTGGGTAATGCACACGATCTTATGGCATATCCTCTTGGACTTGACAATCCCATGGCAGTCAAGCAAGTATGGGGCAGCACTAGGTGGGCACTCTATTGGAAGGAGGATTGGATCTTGATTGATACCTTCTCTTGCCAGTCTATGGCAATGGGTGCTCGTCGCGCTATTTTGAATGGTATGGGATATGAGTAAGGTTAACGTTATCCAATACATGCTAGCATTTGTGATCACGATCTTTGCAATGTCATATTATTTGATGTTCCTTGCACATCGTGATAGTAAGATGATGAACTACTATGATTCAACAATTCAGAGGAGGACACTTGACTAAGTGTCCTAATGGGGTCATCAACTGACCTCATTTGCCCTATACTAAGTTCATCAGCAAACCACCCATGACTGCCACCTTCACCGACTACGTTGCTCAGAAGGATGCTCAGAACACCATTCAGTTGAATGTCACCAAGTATAGTCTGATGCTTTGTGATGCTCTCCAGCAAAATCATCAACGTCAGTATCCAAATAGTGGTCGCAACTATTCTTATGCACTGATCTCTGGTCGTAAGTATCATAAAGTGATGCAGTGTGTAGATGGTCAGACTGAATCTGTTCATGCCTTTATTGACAAGAAGACTGGTGAAGTATACA